CAAGTTGTTGAGAAATATCGAACTTAAGTTCTTCTACATTTGTAATAGGAGTGTGTACTACACGATCCATATCAATACCAAACGATTGGAAATAAGCTTGTGGTGTGCCAAATTCTGCATCATAAAACAACAATACAGCATCAGGATTGCGTTGCATGTAAGCACCTGCCATTAACAAAGCAAACGCCGATTTAAAGTGTTTAGACGGACCTGCTAAGATCAAAAGACCAGGAACAACTCCGCCATCAATTTTACCTGATAGTGCAACATTTACCATAGGAACCTGAGTAGGCGCCATATCTTTTTTGCCGTAGACTTTGGATTCCAATAGTGGAGCCGTCATTTTCACAGTACTATTCTTTACTAATTTATCTAATAGGCTCATTCTATTTTCCTTCTACAATCGACTTTAGTTTACCTTTATAGGATTCAATTTTCCCGACACGATCGGGCCAAAAGATTGTTGATTTATCTGGGTTCTTACACAGATTGTCCAAAAATGGAGTGATTGATTTATAGAGTAATTCTAGACGATATTCAAGATCATCAGCAGTTACTTTAGCATCGTTGAGTTGATCCTCAAGTGTTTGCTTTTCACTACTAACTTTCTCAATAGCACCTTTGGCTTCAGCTTCTTTTTCTTGAAGCTCTTCATCGATGAAGCTGAAACCAAAGTCAAAATCTAAAACCTCTTCATAGGTTTTACTAACCATTAGCTAGTTCCTTGAAGATTGACAAATCATCATCGTCATCCATGGATGGTGCAGATGGTGCTGATTGCGGCATTGCTTCTTTCAAAGTAGGTTCTGGGGCCGACTTGTTACCGAAACTGCTGAGATCAAGATCATCATCCTCATCTGTGGCAGATGTCGGTGCTGAAGCTTCTTCATCAAGTGCAAGCACACGATAAAGCTTTGCTTTCAACTCAGAGTAAGATTTGAAGTTCTTTGGATCAACCAATTCTTGCAACTTGTGCTGTTGGTTCCAAATTCCTTCAATAGCTGAGTCATCATCTGCAACAGGAGATGGTGAGTCAAACTCTGATTTGTCATAGTTAGGATATCCTTCAACCTTACGAATTTTAAGGCGAAAGTTTGCACCCTCCCAGAAATCAAAAGGATTTACTGGTGTCTCATCTTCGAATGATGGGTTCATCATATCGTTTAGTTTATCAAAGATCTTTTTACCAAACTGGTACATAAAGACTTTGCCATCATTATCTGGATTGGAAGAGTCTTTAACAACAAGAACATTTGCAAAATACTTAAGACGACGCTTTTGCTTACGTGCAAGTTCTTTATCTGTATCAATACCAGAATTCCATAGCTTAGAATTATATTCTGAAACTGGATCATCTACATTAATGGTAGTAAGTGAGTTTTCGATATACCACAGACCTGTTGGGCCTTGAAAACCATGATCCCAAACACGTACGAAAGGCATTTCTTCACCTTGCGCAGCTGGCAGGAAACGAATGATAGCAAAGCCGTTACCCGCTTTGTCGCGTGTTGGCTTCCAAATTTTACCTTCGTTGGGATCTGAGTAGCTCTTCTGTGTAATTTTTTCGAGCTGCGAGTTCAATTTGTTTAAAGAACTTGAACGATTCTTCTTGAGTGCGTTAAAATCCATAGTCATGGGTTTATATCTCCTAATTTTGCTTTGTATAGCGATTGTTTATATTGCGATGTATGTGTGGATATGTCCACCATCTATTTATATCAAAAGAAGTGGTCTTTAATAACCTTTTTAAACTTTTTCTGATCTATATCTAGGAATGGATAGTACTTCTTAGATAGTCTTATAATATCACGTGCTACGATTTTGTCAACCAAATTAGCATCCCAATAGCTAAATATCTTTGCGGAATGCGTTAGTATCGTAAAAGTCTCAAGTGTTATTTGCCGTTGTATATAGAGAGTTAAAATAGCGGGATGTTGTCCATCGACTGCGATAAAGTTATCCTGATATTCGTCTCTCATTTTTGTAAGATCTTCTTTAACGACACGAGTAAGAGAATCACGTTTCCTAACCCAGTCGATATAGCGATCTTCACCTGCTTGTTCAAGAATTTCACGTATCCAAATATTAGGCTTAACTATCATGTTAGCCATTAATAATTTTTCTGGATCTTCTCTTTGAGCAAGCTTGTGATAGAAGAAAACGTCGTTACGAGTACGATATGTATCAAACGACGCTCTAATCTTTCCTCTGTACTTATGGTAGTCGTAAGAGTCAGTAGTAAAGTGCTTTTTCATAGCAAGATACTTTACGTAACAATTAAACGACTCTTCATTAGCAAAGCTCTGTGATGTCTTTATCATCTTCTCTTATTACCATTTTCATTTTCACTGCTTCGTTTCTTACTTTTTCTTTTAAGATCGAAGACTTCTTTACGATGTCAGCAACTGCTTCTATTTCTAAGTCGTTCTTGCGAGCATATTCAACAAGAGCATCGACATAATTAACGCCTGTTTGTAACATATATGATATATCATGATGTACTTTTTCTGGAGTTCGAGGATTAATAACCTTTTCCTTGTTATCCATTTAAGCTCTTTACACCGTCTAACCAATTACGAGCTGCGCTTTCTGCCCATGTAATGTTCTTACCTTCGTAAATTTCTTCTTGAATAAATTCTTCATTAATAAAAAATCTGACGCCCGCTCCGTCATCTGTTGCAAAGTACTCGGCTTTTAATGCCTTTCCCGCTTTTTCTAGCATGATTGTGTTAGTCATTTTTTTACTTCCTTAACGTTAGTGGTTGCTTTCAACTGACCACAATAAGAACAGTGAACTACGGTCGTTATGAATGAGTGTTCGCCGAATGTTATTCTTTGTGTTTCAGATATTATGTTTACTCTACTGCAACATGCATTAATTGTAAACCCTTTTTCCATTTAAATTACCTCAAATAGAACGTCGTTGACGTATTGGTTTTTTCCTTCCTCTGATATACCCATAGCTAAAATAGATCTATGAAGATGCGGGTTTATCTTTTGGTTCGTGCAGTATTTGTTAAGTAACGGTTTTGTATCACGGTTTGATACAAATGCGCTGTCTTTAAGATTAGTTAAATAATGATTAACTAAATCTTTTGTTATGTCTATAAATTGGTCTAGTTCTTCGCCATCTCTTATATTACCAACAGCTAGCATGTTATCAGAGAAAATCTCTTTTGCCCATTCAGGTAATTCTCTGGGCTTGTTCCATTCAATACCGTAAACTCTTTTTGCCATATAATCATTGTAGTCATGATCATATCCGTGCAATGGAGAAAAGTCCATGAAAGAACCAGTGATTTTTTTAGGTCCTGCCACGATATCAAATCCTAAAATTGGCAGTTCAACACCCACTCTTGGAAATATATTAATGTGCATAAGCCAAAGACCTTTACCATCAGATGGCACAATAGTTTTAAGATGGACTTTACTTATTTCTTCTGATTGCCAAAACGTATCATTCCAATCTTTAAACTTAAGATCTTCAGTATACTTTTTGTTATCATAACGCTCGAAATCTTCGTCAAAACAATTTTTAAGATGATCTGCGTATTCGTTTAGTCTTATCCAGAGTGGGTGCATTCTCAGCTATTCCTTTTGCGGATCCTTCGCATTCTATTATATTCATTAATCAATCTAGTTTCAGATATTAACTTCTTTTCTTGTCGCCTCATGCGAGCAGCTTTATTCCTAAGCATGCGTGTAGCTCTCGGCTTAATTTTAAGGTTAACTTCTTCTAATGCTTCTTCTTGCATCTCGAATCCTCCTTTATAGATTATAGTTTATTGTACCACACAAAGTTAGAAATGTAAATAATTATTTAGATAGTTCGTCAAACAGTTCTGAAGCAAAATCAAAACAATTCTTTGCTTCTGTTTCCATGCCATCATGTAGTAATTTTCTGAATTGTTCAATCATGACTTTAGTGTCACCTTCGAATTCGTACATCACACCTTTACCTGGTGTCTTTGCTTTGATGATTTGTCCACCGTGTAATTCACCAAAATGTCTTACATACATGTGAGCCAACAAACCGTCATTGTCGTCAGCTTCGTATAAAGCATGCATATGGTTAATACATCTGCCAACTGATTTTGGATAATGATCAATATCATCGTATCCGTATATTTCTCCTAGTTCCTCAATATCCTGCATGATACGCGGAGCTCTATAGATTGTAGTAAGATTTGGCGGAATAATTACAAGACTTTCTAACACTTCGTAAACTAAATACTGGCAGTTAAGAAATTTGTAATATACAAACGGATCAATACCACCACTAATTAGTTGCTTTGCGAATCGTCTTCGTTCAGCTGCTTGGTGATGTGCCCACGTGAGTTGCTTCAACTTATTCGTCATTTTATAAACGCCCTCTATGTTATGATATATTATTATTTATACAAACAAAAAAAGGAGCCGAAGCTCCTTTAATGCAATTTACTGTGTAGAGTAAGTTTAGAAGTTGAAGCTCAAAGTTACTTTAGGAGCATACTGTTCTGTGTTCATGTCATAGTCAAGGCCACCTTCAAGGTTTAAACCATTGATGTCTTTAGCGTATGAACCACCTACGTGTTGTGTCATATCGTTTTGATCACCAGATAGATATGCTGTTAAGCCCATTACTGTTGCGTCAGCTTCAAAGCCAACTACTTCAGATGCTGAACCGTAAGATAATGCACCGCCTAAACGTACACCTTCTAACATGCCTGCTGTATCTGCACGACCAGCTACAACGTATTCTTTAGAGTCTACGTTCCAATCAATTGCAGATGATACATCAAGAATTGAAATATCCATGGTATATGCAGCTTGGATGTTTTCTAGATCTGTTACGTCAGTTCCGATAGCGTCAAAACCCAATGCTACAGTTGCGCCCATTGCTGAGATCTGCAAGCTTTCAGTAGCCATTGTTGGTTCTTCGATTGTTGAACCTGCTTCTGTACTGATCCAGATATTACCTTGATCACCAAATGATAGTCCAACGCCTGCAACAGTTGTGCCCATTGCCCATTCGTCTAGCGCCAAGTCATTGTTTGAATCTACTACGAAATCAAGTTTACCTGTTGCCGCGCCGTTTGTCAAACCACCGTTAAGTTCGAATGAAGTAGTTGCTCCATACTTGTCGTTTGTACCTTCTGCGATTACAGTTTCAATAGAGCCGCCAAATGTAATTGGTGCAATTGGTGCTTCTTGAGCAAATGCTGCTGTGCCTGCAAATACTAGAGCTGTCGTTGTTAAAAATTTATTCATACTACTTCTTTCCTTTATATAGTTATGTGTAGTGCCACTTTTCTGTTGCTAAGTAAGTGGCCAACTCCCTGTGATTACGCAGCTAGTGCGAATCCAGATGGTGCGAAATTTTCATTTGCATTTAGTTTAATTGATCTATACGCGATCATCCGATGAACTCCACTAAGCTATCCCGTCCGTCGATCCTAATTTCAGCCCCATCAAAGATACACTATAGTGTTTTTCACGAACGAACAAGGGATGCATATTGTCTCGTGAGCCAACCAAGGCTGTTTTGTTAATAGTGTATCTTTGGTGGAGCTGCTCGGTACTGCCCCGAGGTCCGATCCGTATTTACGTTGTTTCAACGTTCACTAATTATATATACCGTGAAGGGTGCCAGATGTCAATACACCAAGCACCCTATTTTTATTGTGCTTCATTTAAGTTACACTAGAATTTGATCACTACTGATATTACAATAATGATAAGCAACAACGTAGGTACTTCATTCGCTATTCTCAACTGCTTGCCAGTCAGTTTGTTTTCGCCTTTGATAAAGTTCTTACGTTGTTTACTAAGCCAACCATGAAATCCAAACATAAAGAAAACTGCAACAAATTTAACGTAGAACCAGTATCCTTCAACTCCGAAACTAACAAGTGCAATGCCTGAAAACAATGTGGCAATCATTGCTGGTAGCATAATAGCTCTTAGTAGTTTAACTTCCATAGTTTGAAATACTTCGTCTAGTTTATCACCAGGTTTACTTTGTTCAGCGTGATAAACCATTATTCTTGGCAGATAGAACAATCCAGCCATCCAAGATATTACTGCTAAAATGTGCACAATCAATGCGATTTCATAATACATTATATAGTTCTCCTTAAAAACCGTTAGGTACGAGTATGTAATGAATAGTAAGAACGATAGCTACAGAAGCTCCCAATCCTATCATCATCTTTTGGAAGTCACGTGCAACTAACGGGAATACACTTTTAAACTTCTTTTTACCTGTAAATGATGCGATAGCTAATTCACGACCAGCTAACATACCAACGAATACCCATGTTGTACTCATCGGAATATCATTTAATTCTTTGAAGAAATATAAACACAACCAATAGAATAGATCAATCAAAGTAGCTGATCGTACGTATCGTGTATTATGTTTTTCCAAAACAATCTCTTGAATTTTACCGCCTTTTTCTCTAAACATAAAGAATAAGCCGATAACAAATACTGCAGAGACTAAGAACATTAAATCTACTGGTACTTCTCGTGGTAAAAATACAGCAATGTTTGCCATATCATGAGACAACCAAGTCCACCATAATCCACCAGTAGCTACCCATTGTGCAACTCTCCAATGGTTCTTGTATTTTTCTTGGACTGGAGCAGTTTCATCCATCATCCTAGAAATAAGAAACCATGCTGCGTATGCAAACATTGCTGCGATACCGTAACCCATGATAGATTTCATAAGCATCTTTTCTAATACAAATGTACTTGCGAATGCAGATAAAACTAAGAATGATGTTGATACTGGTACGCCATACCTTGTTAATACAACTAGTATGCCTGGTGCCATAGCGTGATACCATTGTACTTCTTGCCATGGGATTTTGTTTAGTCTTCCATACGATATATCTCCGCCATTCATATACCAACCATACCATAAAGTTGCTAAAAGTACACCAGAAGCTGATAACCATAATGTCTTGTAAGTAAATCTCTCGTTGTTTGATGCCATCCATGTGCCGAGAGTCTGCACTGAATCATTTGCTATTACTGCATAAGCAGCTAGTAGGAAGCCGACAAGGCTCCACACTGTAAGTAGTTCCATTTATTTTCCTTTTATTTGCTTGACAGCTTTACCCTGTCGCTCACAAAATTGCCATTATTGACAACATAACTATTTATTATTGTTTAGCTATAAGACTATTCTACCGTGCCCCTGAGAAATGTCAACCCTTTTTATAAATAAGATTGTGAGGTAGTAATACTATAGGAGATATATTATGGAATGGAATGAAAATACACAAGCAATGACACGTCTAAGTATGATGGCTGATTGGCAAGAGTTCCCAGGTTTTAACGCTCAAAAGATGCTTCAAGAAATTGAACCATTCAAAGATCAATGGAAACGTTACAATCCAAATAAACCCAATAACAGATGGGGTCTTAGTATTACAAGTATGGATGGTGGTCTTAGCGGTGTTCCAGACCTTACTAGCTTAAAGCATTATGAAGAAGAAACTGGCGTTGTGTTGACCAATCATGATATTACTACACCAACGTTAGTTTGGGAAGAAAGCGAAGAAGTACAAAGAGTATTGGAACCTTGGAAAAAATGGGTAACACGTTGTCACTTCTTAAGAATGGATAGAGGCGGTTTTTTCCCAGAGCACTTTGATGTTAATAAGCTTGACCCAACTTACGATGAAATACGACTTACTGCTTTCGTAGATGTTAATGAATATGATTTTAAATGGATTTACGACGATAAAGTTATCAAAAAAAATCCCGGTTCCGTATGGTATTTTAATGGAAACAAAAGACATTCTGTATTTTCAACGAAAGATGGTATGATAATTATAGTAATATGTTTGGCTTGGGATGCAGAGCTGTTTGCTAAAATGATAAAACATGCGTTAGTAAGCTAATGATTTGGTGTGCATTAGGAATTGTTGCTGGGGTTTTATTTGGCATTATACCAGGTGCTGGTCCGTTTCTTGCGGTTGCTGTGTTCTATCCCTTCCTTGCTTTCGTATCTCCATTCGAGATATTGCTATTCTATGTAGCACTTATTATCACATCAAATTACACTAATTCAGTTACAGGTATATTATATGGTATCCCAGGAGATGCTGCTGCTGTAACGACTGCGCGTCATGGTCATAAGATGTTCTTAGAGGGTAAGGGTCATTATGCTGTTAGCAGTAATGCCGTGTCCAGTACATTGGGTTCTATATTCGCAATAGGTATATTCTTATTCTTTTTAGGTAACGTATTTGACCTCTTTAAATTTTATAATAGTACAATACAAGTAGCAGTCATATCCATTGCAGTTTTATGTCTTACATTTCTTTCTGAACAATCTAAATGGAAATCAATATCCCTTTTTATATTAGGTGGTGTACTAGCTAAAATTGGATTTGATAATTTGACGTATGAAACGTGGGGTACATTTGGTATTGATTATTTAACACTTGGTATTCCTTTTAGTGCAGTGATGATTGGCTTGTACATTATACCAGAGACACTGAAGTTTAAAGACAAAGAGTTTAAAGAAGCAGAAAAAATAACCAAGTTTGGGTACGACATTAAAACAGTGCCTTCTACAATGATTGGTGCTTTTGTTGGATTTTGGTCTGGTCTAATCCCAGGTGTTACAAA